CTTCCACAATTTCTAATTTTGGTGTTATAATTTCAACATCACCAAATTGACGTAACCATGATAAATATGCTTTAGTAACACCAAAACTATTTTCACCTGTATTCCAACCTACAATTCCTATTTTTTTCATTTTACATTTTTAATTTTAATTGATCTTCATTTTGATTTTCAAATTGTGTATTCTTATAATCTACCCAGTCACCTGATAAGATTTTTTTACTTTCTGCATATAATTCATTACCTTCAATAATATCATTTAAAATATGAATTGATACTCTTCCAAAAGGACTTTCAATTTCTTCTCTTTTCATATATGAATGATCTAAATTATTAGGAATATAATTTTCTAAATTATCAATTTCTTTTAATTTATCACTTGAAATTTCATATACTTCTAATTTAATTGATGTTGAACCACCTAATGTAACAACAGGTTCACTACCTCCAATATCCCATAAACTAAAAATAGGAATAGTATAAAAACTTCCTAAATATTTTGAAGACATGATTATGTTATGCTTTTTACAAGTTTTTCTAAGATTAGCATAAACAGCTAATAAAAAATTTTCTTCCATTTTTACATTTTTATTTTTATTTCTTCTTTCTTTTTTTTGTTGTTTTTTTAATTCTGATTTTTCTAATCTTATTTTATTTCTTTCTTTAATTCGTTCAAGTTCAAATTCATTAAGTTGTCTTTTATTTCTACTTCTTCTTGTCATTTTAATTTTTTTAAAAAGGTATAACTAGTATTTCATTTTTAAATATTTCTTTAGCTTCAAAAATACCTTTATTTTTAACTAAATCTGAAAAATCTTTAGATTTGTATTTTTCATCAATACATATATCAAATAATAAAAATTCTTCAGCTAATCTTTTTGAAAATTCTTGACCCCAATTTACTTCTTTATCATAATCATTATCATAAAAAAGAATTATTGTTTCAAATCTTTTTTTTAATTCACTTATTACATTTTGTTTAGGTAATACATTTTCAGATTGTAATGCTACAGCATCATAACCTAATACTTCATTAATACACATTACATCTTTTAAAGATTTAGTAATAATTAATAATTCACTTTTTAAAGGTAATTGTTGCCAACCTTGCCAAACAGAATCATTATGTGAATTTAACCATTTATAATCTTTAGAAAAAGGTTGATAAATTTTATATGTTTCTTTGTTATCTTTATGTTCTATAAAACAATATGCATATTTTTCTACAGGTACTGCTGCACCATTAATAAATACATGAGATATTGGTTCTACATTATATTTCTTTAATGTTTCTAAAGATATTCCAAATTCTTTCCAAAATTCTAAATCATAACGTTCCCAATTTCTTCTTTTTTTAGCTAAATCAAATTTATACATGGTTTTAGACATTACTTGATCTTTACAAGTATTAATTGTTTCACCATAATTTTGTTTGTTAAATTTTTTAACAATAAAATCATCAGCCATGTCAAAATCTGTAGCAATTTTAGATAATGCTTCAAAATAATTAAGATTAAATAACATCATTGTAAATTTAACAGAATTACCTTTTTGTTTTAAGGTCATATCATTAAAACACATAACATTATTTTCACCTGAAAAAAAACCAAATGAAGGATTTTTTTCTCTTTTTCTTAAAGGAGAATAAATATTTTTACCATATTCTATTTCTTGATCTGGAATATATTTAGCATATACATCATAATGATCTATATACTTAAATAATGCGTCTTCAGATACTAATTTTTTATTTAAATTTATTGTCATTTTACATTGTTAAATAATATATGTTAGTATTAATTATAAATTCTTCATAATAAGAACTTTCAATAAAATCTATTTGTCTTTTTACTGTATTTTTAATATGATTAGCTTTTAAAACTAAATTATTAAAATATTCTTTATTTGTTTCTTTTTTACGTATTGTCATTCATTGTTATAATTTTAGTTAATATTGTAGTCAGGACAGGATTCGAACCTGTTAAGTAATGGAAGTTCCTCGACCTCTCCCTAAGTTCAGTATCTTTGTGCCCTGCCCTTTGTTTTATACTTTGGCTACCAATACGCCACCTGACTATATAAAAGGGAGTATTTCTACTCCCTAATTATTATTACCACACAGCTTTAGCTGACGCGTCGAACGCGGTGGTTCCACCTGTAGATGCTGGTGCATCTGGTGTTAATTTATCTAAATTATCATTAGGAGATACTCTTAATTTTGAAGCATTTTCAGGCGTACCTGCTTTTTCAATAAAATTAAAATATCTTGTACTAAGATATTGTGAAGGTTTAGCTTTAGTACCATAATTGGTATAAAGATTCACTGATTTACCTGCACAATTATCTTTAATAATTTTAAATAAAGAATCCATAGCTTGTTTTGATGATGTTACTTCAGGAAATACAAAATCTTCAGGAACAACGGAATGTGCGATAGATAAAACTCTACCTACAGTCCAACCTTCTAAATCTCTATTTCTTTTCTCATCATACATTACATTATCTTTATGATAATAAAAACCTGTATTAATCTGACCACCTGCTACATCAGTAAAAATTACTTTATAATCAGGTGAATTGTCTGGATCACTCATTTCTCTTTTATTAACATCAAGTGTTACATTTTCAATTTTTCCTGCTACTCCATTGTTAAATACTGTAGCTCCTCCACCAAAATTCTTATCATTTAAATTGAACATATCTTATATTATTTTATATGGTTTATATTAAAAATGAGCTTTTGTACTACCCCCAGAGCTCTAACTGTGCTAACCTACGATTTAGAAGTTTAGTGGCACTAAAGTGACTTTCCTGTCTTCGATCCTTGATCAGAGGCTTATTCTATAAATATTTTAGACCAATCAATTGTTAACTTACCATTCTCATCTGATTCAATAAGAGTAATGATTTTGTTTTTCAAATGTTCTGGTCTTGAACCAACAATTAGTGATTCTGAAGGTGCAAAATTTACAAGTGTTTTATTTTCGTCTCTGTAGACATAACCTATTGCATCTACTTGCGAACAAAGTATTGATGCTATTTTACCAGTTAATGCTAAACCTCTTGACTCCATTTCTTTTCCTTCTTTTTCTACAAATTTTCCTTTTAAGTGACCTAAAATAATTAATGTATCACATAAACTATCAAGTTCATTTAAAATTATATCCATAGCTTCTCTTAGATATTGATAACCTGCTCCATTTGGAAGCTTAGTTACATCTTCTCCTACCCAATTTCTTCCCATAGGAGTTCCTTGATATAGTTTATTAGCTAATTCTAAGGAAATATCTTCTAATGCTGATACAGTATCTATTGTAATATATTTATAAACATAACTACCTTTTTTCTCATTTTCTTTAAAAATAGATGTTATGATTTCTTTTAGAACAGTTAAAGGGCTTTTACCTTCTTTTTTAGCAATTTGCAATACATTAATTTTCATAGCATTTACAAACTGTGAACCATCTTCTACATCTATAATTAAATTATCATCTAAAGCGGCTACAGCTTCTGTTTTTCCTGCTTTAGGATTAGAAAATAAAATTATTTTTTTAGGATTAGTTCTTTCTGCTTCTGTTCTTTTTGTTGGTAATTCAATCATTAAATTTTGTTCCGACCATACACCTTCCACTTTTAGTTAAAATTAAATATTCTATTATATTTTTCATTTTTAACGACGTATCATTTGTATAATATTGTGAACTTTATCTAAACCTGCTTTATCATCAGGTTTAGGTAATTCTTTAAAATAATTTACAGCACCATCAAAATATAAAGGACATATCGTTCCAGCTCCTCCTTCACGACCACCTAATATTTCCAAAAATCTTATATTATCTTTAAAAAATCTAATATTGTAACCATAATAGTCTTCTATTTCATGTCTAAATGGACTAAATAAACCAACTATCACATTAGCATCTCTTTGAGTCATTTTATTATCTCCAAGACCATCTAATGAAGGTTTTAATTTATTAGCTTTTTTATTTTCTATAGATTCTTGTGCTGCTGCTTGTTGTTGAATTACTACTGGTATATAACCAAATCTATTTCGTAATTTAATTAAATAATCTGAACTTAATTTACCTATTGATTCATGTAAAGTCATAGGTAATCCTGTGTCTTTGTTTTTTTCTGTACTAATTAAACCAATATGATCAATAATACACATTACATATTCTTCAGGATCATTAGGTTCATAATAATCTTCTACTTCAATAAATTCATCTTTTTTAGTTTCTATACGTCTTTTATGAATTTTACCATGATTAATAGCATAATTTCTTAAAAGTGTATAGATACCATAAGGATTTCTTATATCATCAATAAATTCAACAATTTCCTCAATTTTTTCAAAATAAGGTTTATATTTTTCAATTACTTTTAAAATTTCTTCAGGGAGAATTTTATCTGCTTTTGTACTTTTTAAATGCATAGGACTAATCCTAATACCTTCTTTTTCATATAATATGTTAGCAAAAGCTGATAACATTTTTTCTTCTTTAGACATTTCTAAAGTAAAATAAAATATTTTTAATCTTATATTAAGATTATTATCTATAACTTGTTTTATAGTATTATATAAGAACAAGCTGTCTGCAATTTGAGTTTTCTTTTACTCTATAATTTAATAATTAAATTATACGGTTGTATTTACACACCAAATTTTAATATTATTATCACTATTTGGATTTAAAAACCAATCTGTAGTAGTCATACTAAGTTGTTGTAACCAAGTATAATAATCTTCATGATTATCATTACGATTAGTACTAAAAATAATAGCTCCTCTACTACTATTTCTACAAATTTGTTTAATTGTATTGATAATATTAGTAAAAATACTTTTTTTCAAAGCAACATAATCATCATGTGTAGTATCAACATGTTGTTCAATTACATTTATTATAGGATTTAAACCACTAATAGTTTCAATACCACAAGAAAAATCAGGATTTTCTCTTGAAAAACCTACAGTTCTTTCTACAAGTTGATTAGTTCTATCATTAAATCTAAATCTTATCACATTATTGTCATTTGTAACAACAATACTTTGAATAATTTGATTTTCTGTTCTAATTGGTGGTAGAGGTGGTACAACATTAACATCTTCAAATAAACTTCTGTCATATCTAACTAATTTACCTGAATCATTAATAATTTTTACATAGTTACCATCTTCTTCCTCAATATTATATTCCGTATTTAATGTAATTTTATAATTTTTAGTATTTTTACATTTTAATTTTGCCATTTTTATAATTTTTAATTTAATATTTATATTTATAGTTTGGACTATCTCTTCAACCATTATGGTTGCTGGACGCTATAAGCTCACCGTAGTGTCTTTAGTCTCTACACCTTCATCAGTCTTCCCTGAAGCTTGGCACGGTATTGTCTACTTAAAAAATACTGATTTTAAATATCTTTCACAAGTTTTAAACTTTTTTTCTTCTAATAATTCAAACACTTTTTTTCTTTCAGCTTGTTTACCATGTTTTACAGTACCTCCTACATACATATAAATATGATTATATGTTAAAAAAGTTTTATCACCAAAAAACTTATGGAATTCAGTTAATGTTTTAAATGGTTTGTTTAAATAATCAGTATTTGATGACCAAGTTTCAACAGATGGATCATAAAAACCATCCATAATTGGAGTATAATATGAAGGCATTTTATAATATTGATTTATACCAGTATTTATTTTATGCCAATTATAATAATGTGCTAATAAAAAAGCATTTTGAATTGTAACACCTAATTTATTCATCATTATTGTGTCTTCAAGAATTTTACGAATATCTTTAGTTCTTGTATATCTACAAATTCTAAAGAAAAATACTTGAACAGATTCAATTTTATTTTCAAATTCAAAACTATTATCTGTTACATTTGTAATAATTGTTTTAAATCTAAATCTTTTTATAATATCTATTAATAAAGATACATCTTCAGAATCATATGTTTCAAATCTGTGTAGCAAACCTTCTTTATAACCATTTCCACAACTCATATTTGTAAAATTAAATTTTATATTAAGAGCACTTGATGCATTACTAGGTCCTACTTTAAGTTTTGTTAAGTATTTACTCATTTTTTAAATAGATTTTCACCGTTTTCATCCAGTTTAATGTAAACTATTATACGGTTGTTAATATTTTCTCATTTTTTCATAATCAGCTAAAGAATAGCCGTCTATACCTTTTGTAGTATAATAATTACTTTTAGCATGTGATGACATATATGATGCATTACCATTATTGTAATATTTTACAGTAACTTTTTGAATCATATTACACCATACTAACACTACAGCTTTGTCTTCTTTAATAAATTCAAATATTAACTTTACAACACTTTCTAAAGATGTTATGGGAAATCTTGATTTAACAATCATATGAAGATCTGTAATGCTTCTAAATGCATTTACTTTTGTATCTTGACCTTTACCATCACATTGTAATTTTGTGCATTCTGGGTCATCGTATGTAGGTATAGATTTACCTCTTAAAAAGTATCTAAGAAGTTGTTTACGAGATGTAGTAATTGGTACATCTGTTTCTTTAACATAAATTAATTTCTCATTTTGTTTCATTTTTATTTAATAGTTTAAATTTTTACATCTAATTATTACTAACTAGCTTGGCAAACGCTACCAACTTTCTTTTATATTCTATATAAAACGCAACTTTTATACACGTTCTCTTACGAACTGCTATATGTCCCCATATAGAATAGACTATATCTTTATCTCATTGAGATAGCTCCCTTTTCCACAACCATAAGCTTGTTGTGTACACCTGCGGCGGTTAGTCGTTGAACGTTCCTTTATATAATAAAGGCTTCGCTGCTGATTACCTGTTCTAGGCTTCCCAGCAATTAAAGAGCTTGTCATTTAGATGTCACCATCTAACGTAGCTATTTCAATATAATATTTGTTTTTAAATTTACTTTTTCTTTTAATACTTTGTGATATCTGACTTGGAAAACAATTAAAATAATTAGCACATTCTTTTAAAGAATTAAAAGACATTTCTAGTTGTAAACTATTATAATTTATAATATTTACTTTTTTATTTAAAAATGTATTATCTTTTTTATCTTTAATATAAGGTTCTAATTTATTAACATAATTTAAAGACCATAAATAATTACCTCCTTTTTTATATGTTTTATTTAAAAATCTACAAATTGTAGATTGATGAATATTATTTTCTTTACATGCTTTTATAATATAATCATAACTTTTAATAAAATTACCATTTAAATCATATTGATGTATTTGTTTACCAAATGAACTATGTTCTAAAACTTTTTTTACAATATTAAATTCAGGTTGAAATAAATCAATATAAAATTGTTCTTTTTCAATTAAATTTTCAATTTCACAAAATTCAAGAATAATATATATAAAATTATTTTCTTTATATTTATTCCAAGAATTTTGTAATATTTTATTATTGTGTTTGTTTTTACGTAATTGACATTTATGATTAATTAGTCTTTCACTTAAACTTTTAGAACTTCCAATGTATCTTTTTTGATTTGTAATATTTAAAATACAATAAATACCTGATTTGTTTAATAAATTTTTTCTTACTGTTTGCATAAAATTATGTTTTATACAAAAATACGAAAAATAAATTAAATTACCAAATATTTAACATATTATTAACGCAAATTATTATATTAAATTGATGTTAACTATTTGCAGTGACAAGATAATATTTACCTTTTTCTATACCTGGATTTTCTTCTTCAAATCTAGGAAATCCCCAAGGTATACAATTAATTTTATTATTTAATAATCTTTCTCGTCTATTTACGAGATTTTCATATACTCTGTCATATAGACTAAAGTTTTCTTTTTTCATCTATTTAATTTGTGATGTCCAATCGTCATTATCTATTAATTCTTCATCTATAAATGCTGAAAGTCTTGAATGTTCATCTTTACCTTCTTTTTTATAAATAAAATAATCAGCTTGTTGAAGATATGTATAATTATTTAATGATTTTAAATAAATATCTACAGCATTTAAGATTTGTTCTTTAGAATATTTAGGATTTAATTCCATCCATCTAATTAACTTATCTTTACATGCTTGTTCAGAACCCATACTTCCAGGTTTTAAACCTTTCCATTTTTGTCTAAAATCATTAACAAATTGATCAATACCTTCAGTTAATGCACGAGGAGATCTTTTAAATTGTTTTTTATTATTTATAGAACTAATTTTATCTATTGATATAAAGTCTATTAATAATTTAGCTTTTTCTCTTAATATAATTTTTTCATCTTGTCCTTTTTTTATGAATTGTTTTTCTTGTAAATTATTTAACATATTTATATTCCAATTATAATCTACATCATTGTAAAAATTTAATAAAAACATAAATTCGTCAATAGATAAATTTTGCTCTTGTATTAGATCATAATCTAATATAAAAGATTTATTTATCATGTGTACATTAATTGTTTTTTATGTTCAGTCCAATCACCTGATTTAACAAGTCTATCTTCAGTAACATTTGGTACATAAATATAAATACTTGCTTCACCATAAGGTGTATCTATAAATATTTTATCATAAAAAGTATTATTTCCTTGTTCGGAATAACCTTCTAATGCATCAACCCAATAAGCTTCTTGATTATTTACTTCATATACTTCAATTACTACTGGAGTATTTCCATTTTGTTTTAATCCTGGAAATCCACCAAGACTATACAAACTAAAAGTAGGTTCTGTAGTACAGGTTCCTAAATATTTAGCATCTTTAATAATTCCATGATTATGAAATCCTTTACGTAATGATCCGTAGACCGCAATTAATTTTTTATTCATTTTTTATAAATTGATTCATATAATTTTCAAAATATTCTAAACTATAATCATAATATCCACCAAAAAAACTCCAATGTTGACTATTTTTAGGTTCAAATACAACCTTTTTAACATCTGGACAAAATAAAGCTTTAATTTCTTTATTTAAAAATAATTCTTTTAAAACTTTAGTAACATCAGATTTTTTATATTCAGCTTTTAATAAATTATATGTAATATAATTTAATGTTACACCTGTATAATATTTACAATATTTATTATCTAAAACTTTTAATGTTCTTTTTTTAGAATCAGGATTATCATTTAAATATTTTAATATTTTTTCTTTTATTTCTTCATTCATTCTTTTTTTATTTTAAATTTGTTGTCCAATTACTAAAAGAATCACTATCATCCATAAGACTTCTTCCTGCAGTAATAAACCAATATATACCTTCAGGAATACACATAAATATAATATTAAATGGATGAGATATAAACCAAAATATTATAGATGGTATAAAACATATCCATATTTTAAAAAATCTTAATAATGTTTTATTCATAATCATCAATTAAATTTTCATTTATAGATAGAATAAAGTCTTCTTCTATTTCAAGTAATACTTCACCTTCACCTTTACATAAACTACAAGTTCTGTATTCAAAACCTGCAGTTTGTTTAGCTTCCATTAATTGTTGTGCTCCTAAACATTTAGGACATGTTATTAATTTGTTATCCATATGTAAAATACATTTAATTGTTTAACATTTGTTTTTTCACCATATTCATCATCAGCTACATCTCTATAACTATTAGTACAGTAAATACCATCAAAATATTTATTAAGTTCTTTAAAACCTTTAGAAAAAATTCCATGAGTTACTATAAGATAGATTTTACCAGCATGAGGATCATTTTGCATAGTAATTTTTAATTCTTTAGCAATATTAATAAAAGTAGCTCCACCATCACATATATCATCAATTATGATATAATCTTTTCTAAGATGTTTATGTTCTAAAGGTACAACACATTTAGTTAATTTACCATTTTCATCACGAGATTTACTACAAGTAATAATATCCCCAGTATAACCAATTTGTTCAGCTATTTTAAAGATTTTCTTACTTGCACCTGCATCTGGTGATACTAAAATACAATTATCTATTGTATTTTGAATTAATAATTTATCATAAGGTGTTTTAGTTCCTAACCTATAATTCCAATCTAAATTTTCAAAAGTAAATTTAACTAATTCTAGATTAGATTCTTTTTTAAAGTTATTTAAGCAAGCTTCTAATACATCTGAATGAGGATCTAATACAGTTACAGATTCAAAATTAAGACTATTTATAATAGGACAAATAACATCTTTAAGATAATTATTAGAACCTTCTTCAAACTTTCTATCACTTCTACTTCCTAAGAAATATGGTGTATAAAGATGAATTTCTTTAACTCCTAATTCACGTAATGATTTAGTAGCACAAACGATTAATTCCAAATCTTTAAAATTGTTTAATCTTGATTTAATTGTAACAATATTACCAATGTTTAAAAAAATTCCTATAAATTTAGTACCGTGACCATTATCAGATGTATGATATTTTTTTGTACCTAATATTTTAACTTGTTGCTGACCATCAGGAAATTTAAAAACCTCATACTTAATTTCTGAGGTTTCAATATCTGTTAAATTTAATATTTTCATAATTAATTATTTAAACGATTTCTAATTTCATCTAAAGTAGTTTCTTTTACAAGTTTACCATCTTTAAATACTGTTGTAAGTAAACCTCTCGACTCTTGTTCCCAAGTACATTGATCATATACTTTAATATCAGAGAATCCAGTTTCATTTCCAGTTACACAAAGTAAACCTTTTTTAGATTTTTTAGTACCATCATCAGTTATAGGATCTTTAAAGATTTCTCTTGGTTCAATTACTTGTTTTGGTTCACCACATTCAAACTCACAATATCCTTCAGATTTTGTACATTCTTCTGGACTACTACAAGCTTTTGTATGTGTAATCTCACCATATGTTGCTTTCATAGCAAATCCAAATGTATCTCTAGTATTATACTGATAAGTATAACTACCAATACCAAATACTACATTAGTTGAAGCAAAACCTTTAGATTTAAGTCTTTCACAAATTTGTATAGCTCTTTCCATAGTAATTGAATCTCCGTAGATTGCTCCGATGTGTGAGTCAAGAATTTTGTAACCTTGCTCATTTACAGTTCCACCGAATACATTCCAAAGTAATTCAATAACACCTTTTTGTTCTTTCCAAGAAATATCACCAGTAAGTGTTCTATATTGTAATTTGTGTTGCGTAAGTGGTGTAGCATCAGGAATTCCACAAAGAATATCTACAGGATTACCTGAGTCAGGACGAATAACTAATTTACCATCACGAGCTAAGATTTCATCTTTCAATGTTACTAAGTGTTCGGTACATACTTTCCATAAGTCCCAAGTGTCAGAAACTACTGATAATATACCAGTTGGATATAAATCAAGTAATCTTCTAAATGTATCTACTTCAGCTTCTTTAGTACCCATACACATAACACTATGTTCAGTAGCAGGTACAGAAGCACCGATAAGTCCTGTAGCATTGTAAGATTTTTCAAGTTGATAAATAGCTGGTATTGTATCAGTACCTGTAAAACTTGTAAGATGACCCATCCCACTAAGTATTGCAGACTCAACAGAAGACATACCACGCATACTAAAATCATGTCCTTGCCATTGTACTTCTTCAGTTGTTCCTGTAGTTTCAATCGCATATTTATTAAGTATTTTTTTATATTCATGTGCAATTGTTGCTGATGTAATAGGTTGCCATAACATACAACTTATTAATGTTTCTAAATAATTTACTAACCAAGCAAAATCAGGATGTGTGTTTGTAATTGTCATCATTGGAACTCCAATAGGACATAATGTACCTTCATCTAATGCTTTAATTTCAATAGGTAAATAACCTAAATCCCATAAATCTTCAATATGTTTAGTATCTACATTACAATGACGTTGATATTCTTTAATAATATTTTCTTTAAATTTTAATGAAGATTCGTGTAATTCTAAATTTTCTTTAGGTCCACAATATACTCTTCTACCAAAAAAGTCTTTATTAAATTGTTTAATTAAATATTCTAACACAAAATGCTGTATACCAAATACAACTACTTTATCAATACCAGCAATTCTACTCTTTCTAGGAGTAAAATTACTGTATAATTTTGTCATATTTGGTTCATACATGTTTTGATGATGAATTTTATAACTGTCTACTAATAATAATGGATTCATATTTTTAATTGTTTGTTATTGAATAATATTTTAATTTGTTTGATTCATTTTCAAAGTTTTCTCGATCAACTTCTAAATAATCCACTATTTGATGTATTGTAATAGATATTTCTAAATCTGTTGCAATTTTTTCAAATATAACTAAAGGATCTTTTGTTTGGTACTCATGTGCTATTAAATCTACAGCAAATGCTACGCTTTCATAACTTTTTAGTGCCATGTTAATTTAAAAATAATTGTTTTTGATTACTTTTATTGTTTAAAATAAAGAAAAGTTCTTGTTTTGTTAAGATTCTATATTTATCATCACTATTATTTAAATAATTAATTAATTCTTTTTTATCACCTATAAAATGACACCATCCATCTGTTAAAAAGTTTGAAATTCCATATTTTTTATTTTTTAATTTATAATGTTGATTCCAAACAAGTTTATAGCATACTGTTGATAAATAACTAACTCTTTCAATAATTTTTTTATCAAATATTTTTTTAGTTTCTTCTGTATCTTTTATGATATATAAACCAAAATTATTAATAAAAACATTTTCTTCTGTAAATTCTATTATTTTATTATGTTTCATATTTTAATTGAATAATGTTAATTGATTAAATCGATTAATCTCGTCTATAATTTTTTGTGTAGAAGCAATATAATAATTATAATCTACATTATAATCTTCCCAAGATTTATCTTGATGTACATTATATAATATTACAGGTTGTCCAACATTTACATGTTGCATTGTACCTTGACCATGTTTTTGTTTAAATAAATAAGCACCTTTTTTACTAAAGTAATATCTATTTAATTGTTGTTGAATTTCACCATTCCAATATACTACAAAATCTTTACCTATTTTATTTGATTTACAATAATCATAAATATGTATTCCATACTTATTAGGATTTGTAATAAATTCTTTAGGTGAGATATCTTTAGTATAATAAGCTTCTAATGCTTTTGCAATAACTAATTCATCAACAGAATTACCTAACACAGGTTTTGATACAAAAAAACCTTTTTGTTTATATTTATTTTCTTCTGTAACAGCAATATAATTATTAACATTAGCATAAATAATTTTGTTATAATATTCATGTTCTAAATCTAAATCAAATTTACGACATGTCATATCTAAAACATCTTTATATTGTTGTAACATATGCTTAGGTACTAATACTTCAATACCATCAGTGTTTGCTGATACAACTTGCCAATTATTAATAATACACTGTTCAATACATTTAGTAAGTATTAATTGACCAATAAGTCTTAATCTCATTGCACCTTCAGGATAATATAACCAACTATGTTGATTATCTAATAATCCAGATGTACTATTAAGAATAAGCTTTAAGAAAGAATCTTTAGGTTTATTTTTAGCTTTTTTAGCTATAATCCTTTCATCTTTTACTTGTTTATATTGATTTAATACTTCAGGGAATCTAATACAATCGTAATTAATAATTAAATTAGGATATAATGATGCAACATCAGATGTAACAACTTGTATATTATCATTACTGATATATATTTCATTGTTATTCACACTATGCAAACCACCAATACCATATGTTAATTTTATAGATGTATTATTAACATTTACTACAATATCTTGACTGAAACTATTTGTTGAATTTAAAATATCTGTCCATAATTTTTGAAATATTGGAAGTTTAAATTCAGGATCAAATCCATATAGACATTCATTTAGATATAATGTAGGTTTAAGAAATCTTTGATCTCTTACACTTTTTAAATCTTTACCTGTAATTTTACAATAATCTTGTAATAATGCTTCAGAAGCAATTTTAGGTGCATCCCATGACCAACAATCTAAATTATATTCATTAACAATATTACCTCTAAGTTTAATATCTTCTTCCATATTATCTGTAAGAAGACGTAGAATACCTAAATCATGTATTTGATTATATTTACGTAATTTAGGAATATCATCTAATGTTAATATAGAACTAGGTTTATAAGGTAACTCTTGTACTACAGGATAACCTAATTGAATACCTAAAGATTTTAAACTAATTTTTTTAGATATTCTTAACATTTTAGACCAATATAAAAATAAATCTATATCAATCCATTTAACTTTAAAATATTTTAATTTTTTAATTTCATCATCATATTCATCATTAATAATTTTATCACTTAATGTTTTTAATTTTTTACATATAGATTCAGAATCTAAATTTTTTAAGTAATTATAATTTTGCAATATGTATTTAATTATAATGTTGTCATAATGAACACCATTAAAACTTATAAGAAAACCATTAAAAGTATTAAAGTAATTATATATTTTATGAATATCATTAGTTTGTTCACTAATTTCATAAAATGTTTTTTGTTTTGTTGTGTAATTTTCAATACCTACACAAAAGTAATTTTTGTACGACTCAATATCGTAAAGAATTTTCCCATCATTCAATCATCACCATCCTTTCTTTATTCTTTAAATTAATAATTCAGCTATCACATAACCTAATTTAATAGCTACAAATGCTCCTAATATACATGGTATAGGCATTAATATATATCTACCTAATTTACTTTCATATTTATCTCTATTTAAAATATAAGATAACATAAAATAATATAGACCAAATGATAATAATATACCAACATCATATTTTAATACAATGAATGGAACCATAACATTAGCTGCAAATGCATATATAAAGTTAATTATGAATTCAAATACTAATTCTTTTACTGTAGTACTAGCATCATAAACTTTAATTTGTTTATTGGTTATTTCTATGAATCTTTGTTTCATAATTAATAATAGTCTTTAAAGAAAAACCAATATACTTGTGCACAAATATAACCAATTAAAAAACCTCCACCAAATGCAGTAAAAATCCATAAATTACCATATGTTTCTATTGGAAACATATTAACTTGAAAATATCCCCAAATACCACCTAAAGTACTAGTAATTAGTATAAATAAAGTATAAATTATTTTTAGTTTCATTTTAAATTGTTTTAAATAGAGGGGATTTCTCCCCTCTTATTAATTAATAAGCTAATTTTATTTTAGGTTGTCTACACTGACTACCAAATTGTTTCCACAATTCACCAACTTCAGGTTTAGGTAGTAATTGTTCATTCATAACATGATTCATTAGTTTTTTGAATGCATATTTTCTACCTACTCTTTTGTCTGGTTTATCACCGTGACGTAATACAACTTCTCTAGTTGCAATTTCTTGATCATTAGCTACATTTTTAGCTACTGCAATAATTTTAGCTTCTCCTTCAGGATATCTAAAAAACACTTTTGTTGTTTCAGTTTTCATAATTATTAATATTTATTTGTTATTATTTAATTTTTGTTGTGCTAAGTTAATTGCTTTGTTGATGAGAAAACTTCTTGATAATTCTCCTCTACAAGATAATATATCATTAATACTTAAACAAGGTTTATTTAATAAAATATATTCTTCAGCTTTCTCTTTTGTTGAAAATACCTTATAATATTCATTTCCTTGATTTACTTGATAATTTTGATAAAAACCACCTCTAACTTTCCATTTACATTTAAAACCAGAATTACATTCAGGTGTTAAATCATTAAACACATAATAAGTTTTATCACCTTTAAAAATATCTACACCGTCTTCAGTTGTGAATAATGGTTGTTTAACTTTTTCTACATTATTTAAAAATAATCCCATATTACCATTGATAGTAGTAGCTACATATAATTCTAATTTATTATTACTTATATAGATTTTAGATATTACACCATGATATAATGAATTTGTTTTATTAATAACGTTATCACCAATAGTAAACATTTCACCATCACTTAATCTTTTGATAGAAATTATTTTATACTGATGTTTTTCAGTATTATATTCTCTACAATTTCCAGGAATATATTCTCTTTTTAATATTTCATAATCTTTTTCAACAACTTTTTCCCAAAATTCTGGATAATTTTCAATTGAGTTTTTACTAAACGAATCAGATTTAGATTCATAATTAGAAGCCTCTTCTAATACAATAGTTTCTAATTTAGGAGAACCAGGATATTCACGTATAAGACGGAATTTTTTCATAATTTTTTATATTTTTTAAATTCATAATTAGAATCTTTCCAATATCTATTATGTAATATTGAGTTGATATAAGTATAAGGAAGATTATAATTAATTGATAATTGTTTTTGTTTTATTCCTTTTTTATAATCATTTCTTAAATTATTAATTATTTCCCAAGTAAGTTTGGCAACAGGATGTTTTTCACCACCTAACCATTTACTATAATCGGGGTGATTAATTCTTTTAATACCTTTAGCTTTTGGAATACCTTTTGTTGCATTAGATATTGATTTACACCATTCTGGTGTAACAATTCTTTTCCAAGATGACATTTTTGAAATTGATTCTTCAGAATGTTTATATCCAAATATCTGGATAAAGAGCATAATATCTAGTATTAACAGGATATCTAAGTTTAGCTTGTTCTAATAAAGATAATTCTTTTTTAGGTTCAATATATAATTCAATTTTATCAAGACCAATACCATTAGGTGTATGTAATTCAGTTATAGCACATAAATTAGTTTTAGCATTATTCCATCTAAAACCTTTAATAGTAAATATTTTACCTTTATTTGGACTATCTTTAGTAAATACAGTGATTTTATCACCTAATTTATATATTCCACCTTCAGAACATTCTACTTTTTTAATAAACTTATTATTTTTATGACTAGTTTCTAATACTTTATCTTTTGGTGTTTCCATAACTTCTTCTTTTAAAACGTATTTTTTAAATTGTTCAAATGTTATTTCTGTATAATTTTTTATAATACAATCGTGTGCTACATTTGCATAAATTGTAGAATTAATTACATTATTTCTATTACTATCCATAGAATGTAAATATTTGTTTTTATTAGAAATATGACTATAACATTTTGAATTCCATTTCAATTTAGAATTAAAAAATTCAGAAATTTTTTCATTTGTATTTTTAACACACCATTTCTCAGGTAATACAAATTCAGGTTCAAATGTTTTCATAGCATCTTCATAAGATACAAATTTATCAATTTTAATACATTCTTCTAACCAGTGTTTTTCTTCTGGTGTAATTTCTGTAAAACTTGCAATATTATAATTAAAGTTTCCAGTTTTTTTATGAAAAATATTAAGATAAGAATTTATATTATCACAATCAGTTAAATGATTAGTTTTTTTAAATATGTATTTATTATTATTAAAAGTAAATGCTTTATAAATTTCACCTTCTATTAAATCTTCTTTTTGTAATTGTTTCATAATGTTTAATTTATTTAATTGTTATTATTGTTAAGAAGCTATGG